AAGAAAACCCCATCAAAGATGAGTTTGCCTGATTTTCCATCCTTTGGGAAAACGGAGTAAAAGAAAACGGACTACCCCCACCCCCCATGGTTGAGGGACCGCCCATGGATGGACTTACTGAAAATGATGCCGCTGGTTGGGGGGCACTAGCACCAAAAACAAGCGGAGACCTGCTCATGGGACTGCGTCCTTGTTGCGCTTGGCGAAATCGCTCTGCTTGAATCAGGGCCTGTGCCCCACGGGCCTTGTCAGGGCTTCGTCCACGCTCAGTCGATAGGGCCTCTTGCGCCCTACCACGTTCGCTCTCTTCTCTAAAGGCGTAGTAACGATTGCGGCCCTGCTCTTGAAGTCTTTGACCAATTAGAAGTCCCCCCTCAGACGCTCTCGCCAACGCCACCTGACGATCATCCGCCCCAGAAAATTGACGCTCAAACCCACCGCCAAACGGGGTCATGGCATAAGACTCAGATCTATCTGGACCGACTTGTGCCATGCGACCCTCAAATTCTTTTTGGCCAACAGGCGCAGAAGTGGACATAATTCCGTAGGGTGTCTGAATTACGCCACCCGATTCCTTTTTGACTCCAGCACTTTCAAAGTTTGTTGGTTGCGCTGTAATGCCAAATGGCTGTAATCCGCCCAACCTCATTTTTTCTGCTTCTGCCTTTTCGCTGATTGACTCCTGACTAATGCCAAGTTGCCCACCCTGAGTCATGGGAAACCTTAAATTTGGAGACTCTGTTAAAGCGTTATTAACTGGACCAGCTTGAGCGGCTTCGCTTCTTCCGGCAGCAATTCCCTGTGCGCGATCATACAGGGCCTGATCGTATGCTGTGCGATTAGGAAAATCAGCAAACAGCCTGTCTTCGGCCCTGAACTGGCTCCTAGCTTCATCCATGTCTTTCGCGCGTTGATTTGCTGGACTAGCAATGGCATTGCGAATTTTTCGGTTTTGATCAAATGTATTTCCAATAGCCATAGGTATTATTGCATGTTGATCATTCGTCGGGTTAGCCAAGGGGCGATTTGCATAACCCCCTCTTGCCCTGCGTTATACTCTTTTAGTTCGGCATTTAAAAGTAGAATCGCCCTGTCCATATAATATTGGCCGCGCTCCACATCGGCCTTATCTTCGGCGTTCAGGGCCATGAGTCCAAGCTTGATTGCCTCTAGGTTATCGGGATAGAGGGGGTCGTTGTCGCTCACTGCCCACACATGGCAGCGTTTGAAAATACCTTGGACGGCATCCCAACTCTTGTCTACCAGATAGCGACGATAGTTTATCGCCCTCTCTCCCGCCTCGTATTTAGCGAGGGTGGTTGCGCCAGCAGCAAGCGTGATGTTGCCCTTGGTCAGGGTCTTCTCCACGCCATAGATCTCCGCAAATGTTTGGGCAGAAGTCTGGGTTCCGGTGGCCATGTCGAACCTAATCCCCTCAATCGGCTCTCCATCCACTGTCGAATAGATCTTGTTTCCACTGGAATTTTTTCCGCGAATGATGATCTCAGATCCGGCGCATTCGGTTTGATCGGTAGAAACAGTTAGGGTTGACGGCGTAAGCAAATCCCGAAACGTAAGAAATCCGCTCCCCATGTCCTGCAACGGACCAAAGTAAGCTTGATCTTCTTTACGGATGCCCCGCCCTTGGGGTAAGTACTGATACCATTCGCTCTGAACGGCGCGGGTCTTATAGCCCAGTTGACCGCCACGCAAGCAAGTTTCCAAGTGACGGGGCAAAGTGATAAACTTGTTCTCATCCACATCTTCGTAGGCTGAGATAAGTGCCTGAACAACAGTACCTTCCCACTTACCCTCGCTCAACACCCGCTCTAGAAAGCGATTAATGTTGTTACGCAGTTCCACCCCAGCATCAAACCCCGCCAGATCAGGAGGATCTGCAACGGGAATGACGGAGGAGGGGAGTCTCTCTATGGCGAGTCCAAGCGAAAGTGAAGACATTTTGCCCCAAATCCTAGCTCACTTATAACTAGGAGTCAAACAACAAATCTGTCTGGTTCACAAACCTTCCCATAGATCGCCCCGACCCAGAGTATCTAGATACTCGCCAAATGTCACATCACCCCTGTCGTTGAAGACGTAGTCAAAGAGATAGTCTTCGGTCTCCTTGGGTAGCTCCAGCTTGAGGCAAAGCTTTTTGAAGTAGCGATCCTGAACCTTGGACAACTCATTGATGAAGTCCTTGGTTGCCGCGATCCGGTCATCGGGGTGGCGACTCATTTTTCTTTGAACCCACCCTTTTTGCTCTTCATCTTCTTATAGACCTTGGGGTCGATAGTAGATTTAGACTTAGGGCGGCTAGTGCCAGACTTCTTCCTTGCGTTGATATTATCGTACAATCCTTTTTTTTTCATAGTATTAACATTCCCATTTTTTTCTCGACCAGTAGTTGGCGGAGAGTTTGTTTCCTGTTCCCTTGATCCCTCCAGAACGGGCACAATAGCTCTTCTTTCGGGCTGGCTGATCCTTCTTAATTGACATGTTAGGATCACCAAATCTTACCAGCTTTACTTCGTCTCCTTGCTTGGCTAGGACCGCAAACTTCTTGGGTCCACCAGACGTTCTTTTTGGCTTGTTATAGCCGCTGAATTTTTCTCCTCTGTATTCGATGCTCATAGTTTTAGGTTTCTTCCAAAGTTGCACCACTGGCGCACTTGGCAATAGTTTTCACAGCGCGGATTTGACCCATCCCGTTTTTCAATGGCACCAGATATTCGCTTGGCGTGAGCGATAGCTTCAGATTCAAGTTCGTAGATCCCTCCATTGACGGCACGTTTCGCTCCTTTTTCCTTGAGGACCGCCCACGTTGTGGGTCTGGCCCAACGCTCTTCTTCTGTGCATACAGGGATGGCATCCTCTACTTCTATCAATTTTGCTGAGTTGTGCAAGTTGATTCGGGATTTTATGTAGGCTAAAGTTTCCTCTTCCCTCCAAGCAGGTAGGGGGATTTCTTGAATAGCGCACTTGGGATAGTCGGCCTTGAATTCCGCTTCCTTACGCTTCCAGTCCTTCATAACCAGAAGGACGGCTAGTTTCTTGGGGTGGATGCCATTGTGTTCGCAAAGAAGCTTGTTGACATTGGCTTGCTTGGTCCACTCTAGCTTGTCATCGCTCATGGCCTTGTAGACGCTGGAGACCTTGTAGTCCCACAGGGTTTCGGTCTCGCGGTCAAACAGGTCGATCTGTCCACCCAGCTTAACCCCATCAATATCCAAATAGAAGCGTTGCTCGGTAACGTATCTTTCGGGGTTGCGGAGGGCGATCTGCTCCAAGACGTAGTGGTTAGCCGTGCCCATCATGGTCCACACCTTCTCGGATGCATCCATCGTGATTTCACTAGCATGGCGTCTGGTAAGTTCGGCAATCTTGGGAGGTTGGGCCAACCCTGTAGTGGTGATGTCTGACTTCCCCTTGCTGTAGGTATCCCCGCTTACCAAGTCCACAAAAGGCTGGGGCAAATTGTATTTGTTGGTGATTAGCATTATGCTGCTACTTTTTCTAGTTGGTTGTTTGCTTGCGGCGTTTTGATGCCCAAGAGTTTACAGATGTAGCGGATGTGGAAACACTCCTTGCGGAATTGATAGCTTGGACAAGTGCAGGTAATTTCCCCTGTGTAGTGGCGGGTTGATTGTCCTGTTGCTGGGTCTTTGGTCCATTCGGAAACAAATTCCACCATGTAGTAGTCTTCGCGATTGGTCCGACTTTGCACGAGGACTGATCCCGCATTTTGGTACAGAATTTTGATGCCAACGACTCTTCCATCACTCATCTTCTGGTTGCGGGGTTGTGAGAGAATCGGCCTTGCTTGCCCCCCATCCCAGTTCTTCTGGAGTGTAGGCACTGATCGGCATCTTGAAGGTGAACCCAGAACGATCAGCTTGGATGAACAAGCTTGAGGCAATGCCCTGACGATGCTCGTTGGGAAGGTCTAGCTCGACGGCAATGTCGTTGGCCTTCTTGACACAAAGACGCATCAGGTTTGCCGCCTGACAGAGGAAGGCTTTGGCTTCGCGGTCCTTGGGTTCGGGATTCTTAATTGCTTCTCCTGCGGGTTTCTGGGGCAATTGCGAGGTATTCACGGTCTGCCATTGCGTGGGCTTGGACGCCGCAACATCAATAGCTGGTTGAATCAACGCCGAACCCTTGACCATGGAGGCTTGGATTTCCATCTTCGCGGTCCCCCGCTTGTCGTTGCCAGTAGCAGTAACCACCACCGTCTTGCCGACATGCTGTTTGAGATTCTCTTCGATCTCCTTGTTTGGAATAAAGTAGGTATACTTAACCTCATCAATAACAAGGGTTACCATATGAAAGCGTTTTTGATCCGCCTTGCGGATAACGGTTTTGGGGGTGGTTGCTATGGCCAGCAACCTCGGCCCCCTCTTGACGAGGGCGGAGTGGTAAATGGTTGGATCTTTTTCTCGCTGATTTGGATTTTGGAATGACATGTGATGTATTAGTTGTGAATAAACTTTGACAGCCCGATTGTCAACTCGTTCAAAATCTTTTCAAGAAAAAGTCGGGGGCAGGAAAAACCACTAACCCACCCCCGACAGGAACCACACACACAACATATGAGGACATAGCCTCAGACCACAAACTATCAGCTTTGTTCAATCTTGCAAGCGGAAAATGACCTTGCCACCATAGGTTTTTTAGAGTAGCTTACCAGCGATTTATGGCCACAGAGTATCCTCCTTTAGGCAAGTCTTACGTCCTTTCTTATTCCAACGACGATAAAGATTTTCCAATTATAGCAATTAAGAAAGATCCAAGGCTGGACAACTATCGCCGCCCCGACGATCTATCCCCTCACCCAGAGCCGTCCCGCTACCCCAACCACCGCTTCACCTCCACCCAACCCACTAAAACAGATGAGAGGGTTATTTGGGTCTACGAGATCCTTCCAGCCCCCTACGTTCCCTTTACCCGATACGATGATGACCTTGGTCCGGTTCAGGGAAGGCGCAGGTTTGTGGTTAACAGTGGACAAGAGGCAAGCCTAGAGCGGGACAAGAAGATCTCCTACGAAGCCCGAGAGGGGAGTGCTATTGTCTCTAGCGAGATTGAAGAGACTTGGGATGCGGGGTCCACCGACCCTGATCTTGATTCCCCCTTCCCCATTAAGGATCGGGATTTCTATGACCCGTCTCGCGGGGCCGTCCAAGAACGCCGTCAATTAATATCCACAACTGGTGATGAGGTTGCCATCCTAGAAAACAACAACGGGGCCATTACCCAGACCTCCTACGAGGCATACAACGAGTACCTTTCGTTTAAGGTTGTCCAAACCTATAGCGTTGACGGACCCCAGCTTGTTGGCTTTGCCACTAACAATGAGGGGCAGCTAACCACCGTCACCACCCAGCGCAAGGGGTCTGACAACTATGATGCCCCGCAGCCAACGGCCACCAAGACAGTTGATGTCAACCGAGAAGACGCCGAGTCCGTCACTGAGCGGGTTGTTGATGTTCCAAGAGTTTTTCCGGCTAGTACTTTTTCTGTTGAACGGCAAGATCCCGCTCCTCAAAAATTCAGAGTAGAGATTCCAACATTTTCAACACAAGAAACGACAGAAGGTCAGGCCGCAACACCAACATTAAACAGTAACGAAATTTCAAAGTCTGAACAGCAACAAACAGAATTCGTTAAAAGGGTAAGTGTTACGCGAAGGAACGAAACCCCCAATGGAACGTTGACTGGCGAGCAGACTGGACAATGGGGAAAAGAAACGGTAACCGAAACATACAACGGAGATGGAACCATTGCGGTAGGATACAAAATACTTTCCAATAGAAAAACACCGCTAGGCGACGATAAGTTTCTTGGCGAGAAAGTAGAAGTAACAAATCCAATTGCCCTTACTGATAGAAAAAAAGACGCCGAAACTGGCGTAATTCTAACCACCATCAAAACTTTAGTTGCTGCCGGAACCTCTCTGCCTACCACTACCGACAACCAGATTGCGGAAATAACACCGATAGACGCATACAACTCAATTCAGATTATTACATCCGTTAACGAAATACCAGATGCTGAAACATTTGAGTCTTCAATTGATGTTAGCTATCCAGATGTCTTGGAAGAAATTGGTATTGAATGGGATTCTTCGGTTGGTGGTGGGGCTGGATCGTCTGGTGGTTTAGACGTTGCGGGAATCAAGGCCAATGATTACAACTGGACAGCACAAGCAAACGCCAACGCATCGGCAAGTGTGGTTGGTGCTGTCTACACAAAGATACGCAGAGGGCATCGGGGTAGCGTTAGGGCGCAGGTAACAAGAACGTACTCCATGACCCCGCCTACAAATATTCCGGTAGCAACGCTTTTTCAACCAGTTTACGGAACGGTAACAATCAGTGGCAAGGGTGTATCCTTAAACAAAAAATCATCTGTTGGCGGCTTTGGAGCTACAGTAAGCGGAAGTAGTGGTGGTTTTGGTGAAGAGGTTAACAACTTTGCAAACAGCGTTCAGTTCGGCCCATTCTGTCACAGCACCCCATCTCTTCTTGGCTCGATCCCTCCGGTTACTGTGTCACCCGAATATAAAGCAAGCTCTGGAAATGTTCCCGCTGGAGCGTATCCCGTAACAGTTGTACAGGCAACCGCCACCGCCGTAGCTCAATTAAAGCTTGGTTCAAGCTTTCCAGCAGGGTCTGTGCTTGTCAAGGGATACAGTCATATAGCAGCCGTTAAGGTAGAGAAGTGGAGATTCGGTATTTGGATTCAGGAAGTTTACACGGCGTTCCATCCGTAATGAATTACGAGCAAACAATAAAGCAAATCATAGAAACCGCGCCATCTTGGGAAAAGGATGGGGGTGGAGTTCGCGGGAGAACAATAGCTCCAATAATTAGCGGGGCATCACTTTCTGGTGGGATTGCGGAGTTCGTTCCACAGCAATTCAATCAACAGAAAAACGAAACAGTTCAACGCGCAAGAGAGCCAATTGCGGATCTTACTCAAATTGATCGCGGAGGCGGGGACACAATCATCCACCCTTTTAAAATTTACAGAAGGGCTGAAGACGGATTGGAGGAAGTTAAAGTTGAATCGGCAAGCAGTGTTTATTCCGGCTTTGATTCATTTACGTCCAATGCAATAACAGGACTAGACTTTTGGACGGCGGCGGCAGTTGGATATGTAATTGTTGTGGCCGAAGTATCTGCTGGAGGCACCGTAACATCTCAAGAAATTTTATGGGGATTGGACACACCTGAACCCAGAATTACCTTTGAAGAAGACATTCAAACGGGATACAGATTTCCAATAGCCTATCTATATATTGACGCAAACGGTTCATTAAAAATAAGGCAGCTATCCTTTACTGACAAAACCCTTGTTACTGTTTGCGTAGATGGGAAAGGTGCGGTCTATCCAATTTCAGCATGAGTTTAATTTCTAGCCTGCCATTTTGCGTGGAAGAGTTTGAAAGCATGGATGAGGTCAATACCAAATACATGGCCCCATACTATAACGCTACTGGCGGTTCTGATAGAACAGGGTTTAAAGGCACACTGTTCCCGTTGGCTCTTACAAAAGAGCAAGTCCACGCTCTGTATTGGAAGGTAGTAAGCATTGAACTTGATTACGAAGTTAATGACACTTACGGCATTGATAGTTCGGGAAAACCCTTTTCAGAAGCGGAAGTTCCCGAAGCACTTTTAGGAAGCGACACAAACACAGCAATTATTAAACGGGTATGCGGAGGACTAGAATACCTATCTTATGTGTCTGAATACTATCTTCCACCCCCCGCTGATCCTAGCACCACCTACCAGACACAGTTCTTATCTTTGTTTGATTTTAGGACATTTTTGTCGGGTGGGGTATTTACCAAAATGCCTCGTTGCATAAAGATAGAAAACGACTACTACCCACTTTTTGAGTGGGGGGACACCGCCTATGAGGCGGAGGCTACTACTTTTGGTATTGAGACATATTCAATTGAAACTAGCGGCGGAGGGGAAACAACCACTACTGTTATAACATACTTAAACGGCCCTACTGTAACATTAGCTTTTCCAGACTCCAGCACGGCCTCTTTTCAAACCCTTCTTCGCAGTAAAGAGCAAGCGAATGAAATTGCTACAATCGTCTTTGGGACGCTATTTACTGCTGGAACTTGGAATGTAAACCTATGGTGATTACTTCTGATCATGAAATTTTACATCGAGAAATTCTTGATGTGGGAGGAACTATTGCTGGAGGTTATGTGCGCGAATGGGTTCGGGCAGGAAGTGATACCCCTCCAAACGAGGGATGGTCCGATCTGGACTGCTTTTTTCCCACGCATGACAAGGCGTTGGCAGTGGTGAAGCGTCTAAAAGAGTTGCTTGGCGACAGATGCCCGAACATTCATGCGCTTTTTGGTCTCGCTCTTTTTGATGACTTCTTTTGTAACTGCTGGAAGTTCGATGGTATCATTTCGCCATACCCTCCCGCTATTAACCGACACGAACAAACGCTAGAAGAAACCCGCCAAGGAATAGCTCATGTTATTATTTCTGTTCCAAGCGTTATGCGAAAATCTCGACGAGTCGCCGCCATGTCCCAAAGAGGGTGGGAAATTAAAAACCATTTGGGGAGAACCGCAATTCGTCCATACCAGTTTTCAAAGGAGGATTGGGCATCAGGAAAGTTCCGCGAGTTGGCGTGGAATCCTTGGTGCGTCTTAACAGAGGACAGGCGGATTTTGCAAATCATTCCCCCGCCTGAAAGCCAACCGCAAGCTTTAGCCCTTCTCGGCTAAATACTTCTCATAGCCCCGATTGCTAATCGTGTAGTAGGTTCCACAGTCCTTGCACTGCATCTGCTTCTTGAGTACCCCACCAGCGGTTGTGTTGGTCTTGCTGACATGGACGTTGAGGGACTCGCAATTGGGGCAATCATGGGCCTCTCCGCCGTAGGCCGTTGCGTAGTTGAACTTGTGGGGGGCGTAGGTGCGAAGCTCTTGGTACACCCTCTCCAGTAGGATCACATCCATTTTACAGTAGTCCACCATCTTTTGGAGGCTCTCCCTGCACTTGTCTAGGATGATGGCCTTCCACAGTCCGAATCCTCCGGTGTCCATTTTACCCCCAAAGCCCAAGAACTTGGCGATGTAGTCCAGCTTGTTGCTGTTGAAGAGGAATTGGTTACGGGCTACCTTCAGGGTGTCCAGCGTTGTGTAGTTGGGATACATCGGGATTCGGTGGTAGAGACACCTTGTCTTGATCCACTTCAAATCGAAGCGGTCTCCATTGTGCCCGATAGCCTCATCGGCGGAATTGAGTACCCCACTAAAATCCCGAAGCATCTTCTTGTCACACTGCTTGCGATCCCAAGTAAGGCTGTGGACCTCCTCGTCGCCCTCCCACTTGTAGCAGATGCAGATGATAGCCCGTTCCTCCAAGATGTTGTCATGGGGGATGGAGAGCTTGAAGCCTGTACGCCAAGCCAGCACCACATTGGGTGAGGTTTCGATGTCGAAGAAAAGCCTTCGTTTGTTCGGTTGTTGCGGGTTCTTCATAAGGTCATTCTATTCCTCTAACCATGGCGAGGGTACGGATATACCCTACACTATCAACTAGGTTGTCTACTGTGGGCTTGTTTAGGTCTCGCGCTATTTTAAGCAAGACCATCATCCAAGCCACATCCTCAATAGAGATTTCTGTTTCGGGATTTTTGCGGTTGATCAGGTAGGCATTCCAGAGATCGGCAATCCGCTTGAAGTTGTCCTTGGGATGGCCGTAGTCCTTCTGCCTGTCGCTGGAGGTGAGGCGTTTGGCCGTGTCCAAGATCGACTCCTTGCCGTACTCCACCATAGAAGGATAGAGGTAAACCTTCTTGCCCAACCACTGGGCTACTGCCAGTTCCGCCTTGGCTCCCTTGGACTTCTCCCAATCGGGGAGCAGGACGATTCCATCAGAGGCTATTACGGCCTCCAGATCGCGCTGTGCGGCCCTTTTAAGGAATTCGGGGTCCATCACCCCTTGGTGGGGGTCTAACCCCAGTTCCTCGTCCATTCTGGCCGGATTGATCACATCATATAGATGGGCCATAAGGTATGTTTCAGCCTTGAAGAAGGC